TTTCTCGTTTTCGTGGGTCCACCGAAGCAGGCCCAACCAGGCGATAGTGCCGTCTCGGCAGCGCTATGAGCCCGCTACGCGGTCTCTCCGCTCTCCTCGCGGCACATCTGAGTGTTCGCCTCGTCAGTGGTCGTCACTGCGCACGCTGGCCCACATGACAGATCCTCATTCACAACTTCGGCGGCGTTGGGCGGTAGTTCATCGAGATAGATGCGCTCGCCCTTGTAGCGCACCAATCGCACGCCGAGCCTTCGGCTTTGCTCTGCTCGCCTGGCGAACGTCTCCGGGAAGTCCTCCCGGACCTTGTTCCAGTAGTGCGGGCTCGTCGCTTTTACGCACCCCAGACAGTTGTTGTTCGAGTAGCCGAGTCGATACATCACCGGGAGTTCGATGCCGGCTTCTGACACGATGCGCAGGGTGTCCGATTTCGTCAGGCCCGCATCGCGCAGCGGCCACACGAGCCGCAGATCGTGATTGTTCGCCTCGAATTGAGCGATGCGCCTTCCCTCGTCGGCCGTGAGTCCGAAGATGTGGATGTCTTCCGGGTTCTGGAATCGGTAGCGCGGCTTTTTCTTCATCTCCGCAGTGCATTTGGCGCCGCCGATCCCGCTCATGTATCGCTCGACCTCGAAGACTTCATCGACGGTCGCATACTTCCTCGAGGCGATCACTTGCACCTTCACGCCGAGCCATCTTTCCACGTCAGCGCGAAAGCGGAAGTTGTCGGGGTGTTCACTTCGCGACGTGTCGCAGTAGACTAGTTCGATGGGTCCGCTCTTTGCGGCGAGCATCGCAGCCACGGCACTGGCAGCGCCGCACGAGAACCAGCAGATGCGTCTGCCCGCGAAAAGAAACAGAGGCGAACCAGGCGATTCAGAGAATTCGCTTGGACGCGCAGAGGTCGATGTGGGCGCAACGGTGCTCATCTCTGATCTTGGTCGTTGGGCCTGCCCTCGGCCGTGGCGTTTTCGTCAGAAGTCATCTGAGAGATCCTCATCAGGCTCACCGGTCAGCCATGACTCTAGTGAGCAAGTGTTGGGGTAGAATAGATCGCAGTTCTTGCACTTCCACCCGTAGTATTGCTCAACGAAGTCATGGCTGCCCTCGCACGTCCGCGCCACAGCCGCCCCTTCTAGCGGTGTTGAGGGGCGGGCAGGCCCAACACTCAGATGCGCTGGTGCGCTATCACCTGATTGGTCCTGCCCTGTCGTTGTCCGGTTTTGATCGTCTTCCATGGTGTGGTTCTCTTTCTCGTTTTCGTGGGTCCACCGAAGCAGGCCCAACCAGGCGATAGTGCCGTCTCGGCAGCGCTATGAGCCCGCTACGCGGTCTCTCCGCTCTCCTCGCGGCACATCTGAGTGTTGGGACTGCGTGCGACGAGCCACCATAGCTTGCCATCGCGGAGCGCGAGGCGCGGTTTGTCGGAGAGCCGGCAGTGCACACGGTGCCATGTTTCGTCGCCGGGCCGGTCGCCGTCGAGGTCTGGATGGTTTCGGCGGACGTGCACGTAGCATCCGCCAAGCGATCCGTCCATCCACCAATTCGACCAGTCCAGATCGGAGAGGCGCGCGGAGCCGCACTCAGAGTTGCGCGGGTTTTCCACTGCGCGCCAAAGAGGTCCCAACCAGGCGTGAGAGCGAACCCGGTTAGCGCGCCCCGAAATGTGAGAAGCCGATTTCACTCGTGTCCTTTCCGCCGGGTCCGCTCCACTGGGTCGTTAGCGAAGCGGAGCTTCTCCAGCACGATGGTCTCGCCGCAGAGTTCGATGATCGGTTTCCCATCGCGAGTTTGTCGCGGCTTCATTGGGATCGTGTGTCCGTATGGATTCGCAGCCTCAGCGTGGCATCTAGCGCACGTCGGCGTCGGCGGCACGGAGCCGCCCCAAAATTCCGGCACCTGCACAGGGCCGCCGCAGTTTCCGCATGTTCCTATAGTTTGCATAAGATGGTTCGCTAACCAGTCGGTTCAGATCAACGCTCGGGACCGGGCCGAGATTTGTGAGGGCCTTCAACGCTCGGGGCCGCATCCGCTGCCGCCCGAGCGTGTCTGACCTCAGCGTTCGGCTCATTCCATCCACGCCACGCAGCCCTCGGTGGTGCATTGTGCGTGGACGTGGCCGTTGTAGCTCGCGCGAGAGTAGCGCAGTTTGCCGGTGCCGCACACCGGGCAGTTCATCGTGCCTTGGCCCGCATAGTAGTTATCCTGCGGCTTGTGCCAGCGGTGCGCGTCCGATGGGTTGAGCGCGATCACGTTGCCTTCTTTCGCGAGCGCGCGGCGTTTGAGTTCTTCGATGATCGCTTTTCGAGCGACGAGTATTTGGTCCATTGGCATATCAGTCTCCTTCGCCTTGATTTCGTGATGGGCAGTGTCCGCCATCGTCGAGTATTTCAGCGCACCAGCGTGAGCCACGCCGGGCGGGCCCAACCAGTCGCTGGAGCGCGCTGTCGTCGCTTCAGCCGCGCCAAGCGCGTCTTACTCTCCGTCAGCCGCTCACCTCCGTGTTCTGCGGATCAGGTTGCGTCCTGAAGTTCACAAGATATTCGGGGGAGTCTGGCGATGGTTCGACCTGCACGACGAAGTGTTTCTTTCCGTCGCAGATGAGCGCGGCCCCGATGTTCAGCGGGCCGTCGTTGCCGTGGATAGTCCCGCGGCCGTAGTCAGGATCGAATATCGCGCGGATGCTCTTGCAGTCGATGTGGACGATTCGCTCGAAAGGTGAATGTTTTGGTTTCATCGAGAGTCAGAAAAGACACGCAGAACCACCGCGTCGACTGAACCCCGTTGGAGGCGGCGAGAAATTCGGGAAGGTTGATTTTTGGTGGACATCACAGGCCGGGGTTCAGTCACGCGGAGCGTTCTGTGGACCACGGAGCGTGGTTCGCTTTTGAGCGCGCAGCACGGCAAGCACTCCGACGCGCATCGCGCGGCAAGGTTCGCGCGCGCCACTCATCCAGAGTTGCAGCGAGCGCGGCGTGACTTCGCAGGCGCGAGCCGCCTCGGCAGTCCCGAGGCGGTCACACATTTTTCGCAGATCGGTCGCGAAGCTCATACGCCCTCGTAGTCAGCTACGACGTCCATGCCGCGGAACTCCTTGGCTTTGGCCTCAGCGTCTTCCAGCGACGAGAAGCGCGCGGGTGTTGTGCCGTCATTGCGCGGGCGGGCCTCGCCGTCGGCCTTCAGCTCGAACGCGTTGGGGTCGTCTGTCGTAGTGTCTTGGACTCGGTAGTTCATTTTGGTGTTTTTTTCAGCCGTGGTGGAGTCGTCCAAGCGTGCGGCTCTCGCGTTCGGCAGCCATGCCCACTCGGCGTTCGTGCGCGGTCATCGGTTTTTCGAGGCGTTCCGGCACCGTGACTTCGCGGATGGTGACTTCGTAGGGTGTCACGACTTCGGCCATGTCGTGCCCCGGATTCGCAGCCTTTGCTTTCACGAGAGCCGTTTCGAGCTTCTCGCGAGAAGTGAAGGTCATTTCGGCCCGCTCGCCGTTGCGGCGGGTGTAAGCCAGGTGGTAGTATGTCTCGTTTTTCACGCGCTCACTGTGCGAATTTATTTCGCTCACGTCAACCCCGAAAACGAATTTATTTCGCATTGTCGTAAGTCGTTGGAGAGGCCACAGAACAAATCGCCCGACCGAATGCCGGGGTGCGCAACGGCGCTCTGTGAGCCAGTGGGAGCATCGGTCGGCTCAGGCGTTCGGCGGAGGCGGATACGGGATGTATTCGATGCGGTCCATGTCGATCATGGGCCAGTCCACTTCGATCTCTTCGTCCCCCGTGTATTCTTCCACGTCCTGTTGCGTCGCCGGTTTTGTCGGCGCTACGCAGAAGTCGGTGCGGTCCTCTGGCTCGTCGGTCCATTTGCTCAGCTCCAAGTAGCCGGCAGCGATTGCCGCCTCGCGTGTGGTCCCTCCGTATTGCCAGACTTCTTCATCATCGTTTGCGGCGAAGCACCAGACCGCCGAACCAGGCGCTCCAGCGGCAACCTCGGGGACGGGAGCCGCAGGTTGCGGCGGAAGATTTTCGTTTTTGGTCGTCATAGATTTTGCGGTCGCACTCAGCCCCGAGGTGGCTGAGCTGGGTCGTTCGGCGGATCATCCTCACCGTCGATGTGGATGCGCGGACAGGCGATCAGTGGCTTGTCGTCGTGGCCGGGGTCGGCCAGTCCATCGCAGCGCCAGATGCCGTCGCCCTCATATTGTAGCGTGCCGTTGCCACAGTCCGAGCAGTCGCGTCGCACAGCGCGCCCTTTGGAGTCGCGCGGGAAGATTGGTATTGTCGGTGTCATGGTGATTGTTCCGCATCTAGTCTCATTGCTTCGGCGAGGATCATCAGCGCCGCATGTGTTCGTAGACTTCGCCCGCCGCCGCTGTAGTTGCGGAAGCGGAGCGCGGGTGACGGACTCTCGCCTTCGACCCATAGATGCGCGTCTCCATCTGGGCCAAAGGTCAAGACTAGGCGTTGCCTCCGGTCGCCATCGTTATCGTCGTGCACGCGGGCATAGGTGGTCATTGTGTCGATGCTCTGAAGCCACACCGGGCGCTCCAAAAACCGCCGAACAAATCGCTCGACTGAATGCCGGGGACGCGGAACGTCACTCTTGGGACCGGTGGTTTGCATCAGTCAGCTTTGGTGTTCTGCCAGCAGATGAGCACGCCCGCGAAAGGCAGGCCGTGCTCGTGAGCGAACCAATCGCACATTTCCGCTTCGTCCGCGAAGCCATCCAGTCGTGCGAAGGTGCTGTCTTCAGTTTGCCACTTCAGCGGATTGACCTGCGTCCAGATGTATCGTTTCGCGTCGATACGCATCAGCGCGACGCGCGTAATCACGGACTCTCGCAGCGTGCGTTGCTTACTGCGGTAGGGCTTGCCGGTCCATGTGCGCAGGCTGATTATGTCGCCTGGCTTCGGCATCCGCTTCGGTGTCGGCCGCACGGTCTGCGTTTTCGTCCCCGCTTCTACCAGCGCCGCGAATCGCGGTTTGAAAAGCCGGACGAAAGACCTCGGAGCAGAACCACGCGTGCGACCGAACGCCGGTGACGCGCCCGGAGATTTGAGAAGCGGCATTGCAGACTGAGTGCTCATTGCGGCGTTCGGTCCACTGGAGCGTTCTGCCGACGCGCTCGCCAGTATTCGCCGACGTGCCAGTGTTCCGCGAGTCGGCGGCCGAGTTCCTTCTCCTCAGCGGGCGAGAGCCGCGGCGGATGATCCGCTTGCGAGTATGCAGCCTCATCGAGCGCGTGCAGGTAGGCCATACGCAGCGTGTCACTCATCCATGCGATTGTCTCCGCCGCTTCACGAAGCGCGCGGCCGTGGTCCTGCGAAAGATAAGCAGCAGAACCAGAGGCTGGAGCGCAATGAGCACCCACGTCACCGACCGGCGGTCGCGCAGGGCTGCCGTCCGGCTCAAAGTGTTGGCGCATGTCGTCCGTGCTCGTGGTGCTCATTGCTCAGCCTTGGTGTTGGCCACGATGAATGCGTTGAGTTCGTGCACCGTGCATCGCACCTCGCTTCCGCTTTTTCCAAGCGGGCATCTGTCTGAACAAGAGCAGGAGCAGAGTCGGGTTCTTTCCCCGCGATTTACAACGACCTCCACTGCACCAGCAATGCGCCCGCGAGCCACGGCCACCCAGTCGCCCGACGCAAGCGCGTTGGGACCGTCAGCCCCGGCGGGCGGCGGACCCATGAGCGCGTCGGTGTCGAGCGAGCACTGGATGTCTCCGGTGAGTATCTGTGTCTTTACCCACTTCTCCATGCGCGCGATGTGTTCCCAATGGCCGCCCGGAAAGTCGGCGGGCACTGGCTCCCATGCGCCTTCGTGCGGCACGTCGAGCCACAGCGGGCCGACCGTGTGCTCACCGCTCTCGTCGTAGATTTTGAGTTTGAACGGCAAGCGCGCCGAACCAGGCGCTGGATTATGAACGCCAGTTACGCCCTCCGAAATCGGGAGGTCAGTAGCAGGCTTGGAGTTTTCAGCGGCGTTCATCAGCTAGGCATACGGCGCGACGATCGTGTCGACCAGGTCCGCCGGCGTACGCGTGCCCCTGTGGCGGCTCACTTCTTCTTCGCCTTTCCCTTCGGCCGCCGGGTGGTTTTCTTGTCCGCGGCCGGCCCCTCCCCCTGGCCTGAGCTGGTCGAAGGCTTCGCAAGCTTGGCGGCCTGCGCCTTTTCCGCGGCCGCCTGCTTCTGCTCGAGGCGCTGCTCGTAGCCCTGGGCGTAGGCCTCCAGGTTGCCCGGGATCGCCTTCGCGTCGCGACGAGCCTGATACCACTCGCCGCGCAGCTTGTGCACCAGCGTCAGCTTGATGATCTGCACCGGCTCCAGCTTGTGCAGCTCCTCCGTGGGATTTTCCCCGATCGCCTCGAAATCCTCGTCGGCAAAATCACCCGGATAACCCGTGGCGATCGCATAGCCCGCGATCAGGGCGAGATCCCCGGCGTTGACGGTCTTGATCGCGCCGACCGTCTCGAGCATCACGTCCAACGCCGCGTCGAGTTGCGCGCGCACGAGCTTGTTTTTCTTCGCCGCCGCCCGCGCCTGCAGCGAGCGCACCAGGTTTACGTCGCGCGTGAACTCGATCACGTCGCCCTGCTTGTGCTTTTCCGAGCCCCACCGGGCGATCCCCAGCTCGATCTTCTCCGCGGGGATCTGCTTGCGGATCGCCGCCGGCAGTTCGTCGAGCTCCGCGAAGGATCCGTGCGCGAGTTTCGACAGGTCCACCGGCCCGCGCAGCTCGAGCTTCGCCGCCGCCTTGGTCTTCGCTCCAGCCTTCACGGCCGCCACTTCCTCGGTTTTCTCCGCGGCCCGCAGGTCGAGTTCCGCCTGCTTCTTGGCCGCCTCTTTTTTCACGCGCTCCTGGTAGGCGGCGCGCTTCGCGCCGATCCACCCCTCCCACTGCGCCGCATCCAGCGCATACACGTGGTCGTTGCTGAAGGTGTTCGCCCCCTTGACGACGCAGATCCACGGCTGCGCCTTCAATTCGTCGAACACCCGCTTGTCGTCGAACATCAGGCCAGTGCCCTCGAACGCGTCGTAGTCGATCGCGACCACGACGCCCGCCTTGTCCAGCTCCTGGTCAAACGGCAGGCCCTTGCCGAGCTCGCCGGCGGCGGTGCCGCGCTTCACCGCGAGATCGGCCATCGCCTCGATCACCGCGGGGAACTCGCGAAACCGCAGCAGCGCCTCCGCGTGCTTCTGGGTGAGCGCGCCGGCGCGCACGTGCGCCTGCGCCGCGGCCGGCAGCTCGAGCAGCCGCAAGAGATTCGCCACGCGCCCCCGCGACTTCTTCCCGTGATACACCCGGTCGGCGATCTGCTCCTGCGTGTAGTGGTGGACCGACTTCAGGTCGGCCAGCGCCTCCGCCTCCTCCATCGGGTTCAGCGCGGCGCGCTCCAGGTTCTCCACCAGCGCCATCTCGTGCGCGGTGGCCTCGTCGACGCCGGCATAAACCTTCGCCTGGATGGAGGCCCAGGGGATCGCCCGCGCCGCCCGCCATCGCCGCTCCCCCATGATCAGCGCATACCGACACGGCCGCGCCGGATCATCCGGGTCGATCAAATCCACCGCGCGCAGCGCGATCGGCTGCAGCTGCCCGTGCGCGACCAGGGAGTCCGCCAGTTCCTGCAGCGCCTCGGGCGCAAACTGGCGCCGTGGCTGCCGCGGGTTGCGCGCGATCAGCTCCACGCTGATGTCGGCAAAATAGGTCTCGACCGGGGCAAGGGGCAGGGAGCAGGGGGCAAGGGCTGTTTCTGTTGTCATGGTTCCTCTTCGTTTTCTCCACGCCGCTGCGGCGTGCATTCGTTACCTTCTGTGCAAAAATTCCGTTTTCGGGCGGCCTGCCGTGAGCGTGTCGAAGGGCTCACTCCGCCGCCGCGTCCAGCCAGCGGATTGCGTATTCGAGATCAAGCGCCGTAAGGTGTGCCGGCGACTTCCGGTCCGTCGCCGTACGATCGCCGTCGACCTCCGCCTTCAGCGCGACGATCACCTCGCGCGCCGTCGCCAGGCGCCGGATCTGTTCGTCGGTGAGATAGCGTTTGCTCATACAAACGCCTCCGGCCGTTCAAACCGCAGGCACCGCGTGCGCTCCGCGGGATGCTCCGGCACGGCCGACCGGTGCATCACCGCCGCGGCCGGAGCGCACGCCGAACAGAGATCCGCCTCCACCCACGAGCACGGCCCGCCGGTGCGTTCGATGCAGCCGGTGCAGTCAGCCTCGGTGCAACCGCACACGCGACAGCTCCGTATCCTGCCCCCTGCTCCCTGCCCCCTGCTCCGAAGGCGAGTCATCGAACGCGCCTTTCAATCTCCCGCTCGTGCAGCTTGCACAGCGTCAACACGCCATCCAGCAGCGTGCCCTTCAGCCAGGCCTGCCCCGCCATCCAGTCGAGATACATCAAGTCATCCGCGGCCACCTGGCCCAACGTCTTGCCCTTGTGCTTGCCGAACTGCACCGGCAGCGCCGCCGCCGTTTCCACCGTCATCCGCGACGCGGCATGGTCCACCTGCTCGGCCGCCGCGCGCTTCACACTGTGCTCGTGCGCCGCCCGCTGTTGCGCCGCGCGGTGCGCCCCGAGGATCTGCGCCGCCTCGCTGTAGCTCGCCCGCGGGGAAGTGTGCGCCTGCAACCACGACAGCTTCACCGTCCACAGCATCTCCGGCCATCCCGGCGGATAGTCGTCGATGAAAAACTTCTTCCCGGCCCCGGGAAGTTCCTCGAGGTGGCGGGCGGCGGTCGTGGTCATTGCGCCTCTTCCTCCACGATCTTCCGAAAATGCGCCTTCGGCACCCAGAGGTGCCCGCGGGCGGCGATATGCTGCGCGAAGCGGAGCCCCACGCTCAGCGCCAGGCACAGCCGCCGCAGTTGCGGCCCCGACAGCCCCGCGGCCTCCACACTCAGGCACGACTGGCTCGCCAGAATCCGCGCGCGCTGCGTGCGCAGGGCCACCAGCCGCTCCGGCCACACCGCGCACAGGTCGCTGGTCGGCTTCAGCACCCCGAACACGCTTGAAGAACGCGAGGGCGCAAGAACGCGAGAACGCGAGACCTCGGAGCCGCGTGAGATTGGTGCGTCTTGCGTTCTCACGTTCTTAAACGTCTCGCGTTCTTCACCCTCCGCTCGATGCGCCGCAGCCAGTGCGCCTGGTGCAGCGCATCATCGCGCGCGAAATGCAGCACCATGCCCGCGCGCTTCGGCTCGAGCCCGGGGAACTGTGCCGCCATCGTCCGGAAACACCGCTCCCGACTATACACCCACGGCGACCTCTCCTGCACCGCATGATACGCCGCCAGCAACAGCGGAAAATCAAACGACGCGCCTTTCGCCCAGATCTCGTCGACCGGCTCCGGGCCCAGCCAGCGGGCAAACGACCGCAGCACCCCCGTCAGTGGCTCGCCCTCGCGACTCAGTTGCGCGCGCACATACGCCGGCTGCCGCAACCACCACGTGAGCGTCTCCAGATCACACGTAAGCCCCGCGGCCAAGGCCGACGCCGGATCGATGAACCGCAAGAAATCGTCGCTCAGGCAATCGATGTCGCACGCCCCGATCGACAAAATCACCGACCCAGGCGCCGTGCCCAGCGTCTCCAGGTCGAGCATCACCCGCCGCGGGCTCTGCGTCTCCCTCACTCGCGTTCTCTCTCGTCTCGAGTTCTTCATCAGACGACTGCCTCGAAATGCGATTCATCGATCCACAGCTCCCGCACCGTCGTGAACATCACGGCCGACGCCGCGGCCAGCTCCGGCAGCAGCGCCGCGATCGCCGCAAAATCCTCCGGCGTGCAGTCTGCCAGGTCCGCCACATGCGCGCGCTTCGCCGGCTGGTGCCCGAGATCGTCCAGTGTCGCGATCGGCTGCACCGTCTTCAGCGGCACCAGGCGGTTGCGCCACAGCCGCGCGAGCGGCGACTCCACCCGCAACACCCCGAACGGCTGCGGCAGGTGCCGATCCGCCAGCACGCATGGTGCGACTTGGTTCATGCCGTGAGCGCCGCCTCCAGGCGGCGGCGGGAGTAGCGGCCGCGCGAGAGCGGCCGCACATGCTTGCGCTTGCACCAGCGATAAAACGTGGATGGCGTCGCGTGATTCGTGATACAGCAGGCCTGCTCCACCGTCACCTCCGCCGGCGGGTGCGCGCGCAGCGCCAGCTTCTCGGCCACCCGCTCGGCGATCGCCTCGAGCGTCGCCTCGTTCAGCTGCATGCCGCCCGGCTCAGTCATCGTGCCGCCCGGTTGCACTCACCACCCCGTTGAGCGCCGACGCCCGGCGCCGCCAGTGCTTCGCCTCGCCCTGGCAGAGCTGCAGTTGCAGCCGCGCCTTTTCCATGGCTCGAAAATGGCCGGCCCAATCGCCGACGCGGTCGACCTTCAGCGCGCGCACCTCGGCCTGCCAGCGGCGCCGCGTCCACGCACCGGCCAGGATCGCGCCGGCCCCGAGCCCGACCAGCATGGCGAGCAGCAAGGCAATCATGACTCGTCGCCCTCCGGCCGCATCCCACACACCCACTCCCAGAGCAGCACCCACGCCACGCACGCGGCGACCAGCACCAAGGCAGCCGCGCCGGCCAGCGTCGCGACACACCCCCAGACAAAACGCGCCGCCGCGCCGACGTAGTTGCCCACGCGCGTGAAGTGCCGGCGCCGATACGGGGGCGACATTGCGGCCGCGCGATGGATGGGTGAAGCGGGATTTTCGGCGGCCGCCCCCGTGGCCGGCCGCCGGTCTTGGAGCGAATACTGAACCGGAAACTTTTTGGCAGGGTAATAGTGCATGGGGAAAATGCGGAAGGCGGTAGGCGCTCAGTGCCGCCATTCGTGGCGGCTGCGGTGCACCATGCCGCCGCGGGCGCCGGTGAAGCCCGGCACGCACGCGTCGACCGCGCCCGCGGGTCGGCGATGGATCAGAAAGGCCTTGCGCCAGCGCACGCCGCGCCGGCGCCGGCAGTCGACGATCCACCACTTCACGCGGATTTCAGTGAGCGGGTTCATCGCGCCGCCGCTTTCATGTTCTCCGACGATGCGGAGTCCTGGCCCACGGGCGTTGGCTTCCGAGGGAATGCAACCACACCATCGGCCTCGGGAGGCGCATCCTCATCCGGCGCCGCGGCCTTGGGGAATCGCACCGTAGGGAATTTTTCCCCGCGTTCCGAATTCCACTTCAACTGCTTCATTCGCTCGCCGGCGAGATGTGCGTTCCATGCCTTCACGAGCAAAGCGAGCACCTCGTTCAACGGCAGGCGGCTCTTGGCTGCTCTTTCCGCCAGCAAACGGCCGCGCAGGAGATAGATCGGATCGTCGATCTCCATGCGCGCACCATCGCCGAGCCGCGCAAAAAAATACTCCGTCGGAGCCGCACACTTCTCTGTGCCCAGATAGTGCAACCAGGCGACCCGGCCCGTGGCGACCACAGCTTTGAGGAGGCGGTTGTTGCAGGCATGCACAGAATCGAGCAGGCGCGGGTGCCGGTCCAAGAGCATGATGCCCTCGAAATTCGCGAGGCGCTCCGAACCCGGCGCATACAGGCGGCGGTGCAGATAGTCGTCGAGGCGTTGGAGGGAACTCACGAGATCGCTCGTCGAGAGGCGCCCGCCGATCTTCAAGGTATCGCGCAGGCGGCGGCTGATCCCCGAGTCGATCGTCGCAAACAACTCATCCTCCACCCCGCGGACCACCACCGTCCACCACCCGCGGCGGGTGTTGAGGCACGCGGTCAGGCGATGCTGGCCATCAAGGCAGGCACCACTCTTCCCGAAGATGAGGGCCTGGCCGTTCAGGGTCATCCGGCCCTCGCTAAACTGTCGCTCCATCGCGCGCAGATTCGTGCGCGAGATATTGCGTTGCCGGTCGACCATCAACTCGAGCCACTCGGCCGCGAGTTCCGGCGTCACAAACACGATCTCACAGCTTAGGCCGTGGTCGGGATTACCCTCAGATTTGGATTCCATGATTTTTCCTCCAGTTCCTCGATCACCTTGCGCAACACGCGGACAACCTCCGCGCGCTGCCTTTCGCGGGCGCCGGACGTGAACGGCTCCAGCGCCTCACGCAAATCGACTTCAAACTGCATCAGGTCGACGGCCGTCGCGGTCGACAGCATCCGCGGCGAGGGCGCGGGGCGGCGCTTCCGCGACTGCAACACCTTCGCCGTGCTCAGCTTCTCGCCTGCCTCCTTGATCGCCTCGATCCGCGCGTGAAACTCCGGCGTCGGGATCGCGGCCAGCTTCTGCGCAGATGCGGATTCCTTGTAGGTGATTCCGATTTCCGCAAGAGTCGGCGGGGAGATCCCTACCCTGGCGGCAGGGATCTCTTTTTGTGTTTCAGGCCCCGGCGGATGCTTCGGCGACACAGCCAGAAACTCCCCCATCTGTTTTTCCGCGAGCAGGCGAATCTCCGTCGCCTCATTCACCGTCGCCGCGCTCGCGTGCGTGCGCTCCAGATACACCCGCGCGGCCTCCGCCGCCGCAGCGATCTGCTTCGCCCCCATCACCGTGCGGCACTCCGCCAGCGCCGTGCGCGCGGCCGACAGCTTGACCAGGGCGGTGTCTTGTGCGCTCATGGCCGCACCCCCATGATTCGCATCACGATCGTGATCGACGCGTCCAGGATGCCATACGCCGACGTCCAGGTCGGCGAGGCCGAGCCCTCCGAGGAAGACAAGATCGTCGCCTCCGTCCTGAGCAAGGCCATCGAGTGCGCCTTCGAGGCCATCGCCAAAGCCAATGGTGGGGGCACAATCATTTCGTTGGATGGGTTTGTGCGGGACCTGCGGAACCGTCTGGACCCTCCGGCTTCGTGAGCTGCAGCCCGCGGCGATACGTATTCACATCGCCCTCGAGTTTGATCTGCAGCGGCCCGAACTCACCGATCAGCTCGCGCATGAGCGCGACGAACGTTGCCTTGCCACCGGGCACTCCGTGCATCACGAAGCCGCCCTGCCCCGAGCCGGTCGAAGGAGCCTGCCCTGAGCCTGTCGACGGGTTCATCGCCCACCTCCGCGCTCGTCGGTCTCCGGCACCAGCTTCAGCTCCACCTGCGCTCCCGGCTGCCGGCGATACCACTCCGTCAGGATCTGATTAACCACCCAGCTGACCGAGCGATCCTTTGTCGCGGCTTCGTCCCTGATCGCGCGGGCCACCGCATGCGGAACCGAGCCAGCGACAACCGCTGACTTGGGATTCTCTTCGACTGTAGCTTGCTCTATCATCCGGGAAACACTTAAAGGCTTTAAAGAATGAAAAGATTCCGGTCAAGAGGAATCCTTGCGTTCTTTTCAGTCTTAAAGGAATATCCCCCACGTGGGCGCCGTCAAAACAGGCTTCAAAGTGGTCGGGGGCCAGGTCCCCGTCGAGGTCGCCAACTACCTCAAAGCGTTCGCGAAAGCCAAAGGCTCCACCGTGTCGAAACAACTCGCCCTGATCCTCGACGACTGGCACCATCGCCGCGGCATCTTTTCTGAAGTGGACCGGGCCGCGCACCGCGTCGTCGAAGAATCGAAAACCGATTACGGAGGCCCCTCCAAATCGCCGCCGAGCGACCAGGCTACCGGGACCAACGGATGATCATCCCGTTCGTCTTGCCCAAATAACCACCCCTCGACTGCCGAAGCAGACCGGACGCTCCCCGTCCCTCGATGGAAACACCCATGAGCACTTTCGATCCCGTCAATTGCGACGACCACACGCGCGACCTGGTCGACGCCCCGTATCCGACAAACTGGACGTCACTTACCTTCCAAGAGCAAGCGGACTGGTTCACCGCCCATCGCCGCGAGCGAATCGTGCCTGCGACCGCCCTCCGCGAAACCGGCAATCAACCGGCCGCCGCGCAGGAACTGGCACCCATCGGGGCGTATTGGAACCACCGGGTCGCGGCCTGGAGCCCGGCGGTGTTGATCACGATCCTCGGACCGTTCGCGCTGGAGGGTGTGCGCGACAGAGTATGGGCCTGGCTGGCTTGGTTGAGCCTGATCGCTGGCGCCGTGGCCTTGGGAGCGCTGGCGAGCGCGGTCTTCGACCTCGCGGAGCGGAGCAAAGAGTGATCATGCTCGCCGGCGAACATCGCCGGGAAATCGCGGGAAAACCGCCGACCCGTGGCCGGTTCTGAAAATGCGTCGTTGATCTTCAACGACTGGAAAAAGACTTAGGATCTCGTGCCGCAAGGCGTGCAGGTTCGAGTCCTGTCCCGGGCAATGTCAAGGAGTTAGGTCGTTTGATGGTTTTCAGATGGGCAGGCAAAAGGCCTAAGTTGGTCGCAGTTTGTGGCAGGTTGTGGCCTGAAGTTGCGGGTTGATACACGACACACGAGACGACAATCTCGACGCCGTGAATGGGAAAAGAATGGATTTTGCGCTGTCGGCTTTTCAGCGGATGGATGCCCGCGCCGCTCTTTCCCTGCTCGAGGGCACGGGGGTGTCCCTGGAGTCGGCCGCACGCCGCGCCCTGGCCACCGCTCAGAAGGCGGAACGCGCGGTGCCCCTGGACGAAGCGGTGTCCACTTTTCTGCGACGTCGTCGCGAGGGCGGACTGCGCGCGAGTACGCTGGATTGGTATTTCCGGGAGCTGACCAAGGTGCTGGATCGATGGCCCGACCGCGCGATCGACGGGCTGACGCGGCGCGAGCTGCGGGAGTATCTGGAGTCCCGCGTGGCCGGGGTGCGGCCGGCGGTGTTTCGTGTGGTGCGCGCCCTGTGCCGCTTCGCCCTGCAGCAGGAACCGCCGTGGCTGGCGGTGGATCCGACGCGGGGGATGAAGTTTTCCCCGCCGCGGCGCGATGTGGCGATCGCGGTGCTGTCGGTGGACCAGTGCCGCACGCTGCTGGCGGCCGCCGGGCCGTTTCGCGCGGGGCTGGCACTGGCGTTGTTTGCGGGGCTGCGGCCGGAGGAGATCGCGGGGTCGACGAAGGAGTGGCTGCGCTGGAGCGCGATCAATGAGGCGGAGCGGACGATCGCGATCAGCGCGGCGCTGGCGAAGACGCGCCGGCCCGGGGTGCTGACGGGGCTGCCGGATGCGCTCTGGGCCTGGCTGGCGACGGTGACGGAGCGCGGGACGTTTGTGACGCGGTCACGGTTTCGCCAGATCGCGCGGCGGGGGCGCGAGGTGCTGGGGCTGGCGCAATGGCCGAAGGATGTGACGCGGCATACGTTTGCGAGCTACGCGACGCACTTTACGCGGGATCCGGGGCAGGTGGCGCTGTGGCTGCGGCACGAGGGGGACCAGCGGGTGCTCTACCGGCATTACCGGAATGTGCATGTATCCGAAAAGGAAGCCCAGGCATTCTTTGCCTTGCGGCCTTGAATGCCTGGCCATCTCTCGCGTTTTCGCGCGACCGCGAAGAACGCTGGCGAGGCGCGCTGCGGTCCAGTGGGTCCGCAGCGGCGGAAGCACGGGCGTTTTTTGCGCTGCGGCCGCTTATTTGAAAGGCCAGTGGAGCCGCCACGGGCGGCGGAGGTCGGGGAGGAGGCGGTTGAGCCAGGCGCGGCGGCGTGAACACGCACTGCAGCCGGCGAGTTTGGTGCGCAGGTGGCGGTCGGCGAGGCGGGCGATGGGATCGGCGAGGCGGGCGACGAGGTCGCCGAGGCCTACTGAAGAACGCGAGACGGGAGAGAACGCGAGAACGCGAGACGGGGAAGACACTGCGCCGGGGTGGTAGTCGGTGAGGATGTTGCCCTGCGCGTCGCGTTCGGTGACTCGGGTGATCTTTGCCATGGCCGGACTCTGACAATTTCAGATTCTCGATTTCACGATGACCGATTTTAGATTTCCAACTCAGACGGCGACGATGGAGTCGGCGCTGTCGAAGTTGACCTTCACGCCGGTTTCGACGGGTACGGGGTAGTCGACGGTGTCGGTGGTGCCGTCGGCGGTGAAGGTGATGGTGACGGTGTTGGTCGAGATGAAGGCGTTGTCGGCGGAGGCGCGTCGGGTCAGGGTAGCGGTGATTTCGTAGGTGGAGCCGTTGACGAGATCGCCGCAGGTGATGGTGGAGACGACGGAGGTGGGGTTGGTGATCGCGAGCTGGGTGGTGGATCTGGCACTGGTCGACCCAATGGTGCCCGGGAGGGTCTGACAGGAGGAGCCGACCGTAGGAGTTCCACGCGCCTGAGCCGCCGCGACGGTATCAAATGAGATCGCGGAAACGGTGACATTTTTTGCCGGATACGCCGAGGTGCGCGACTGGTATTTCTGCCCGCTTGGACAATTGACCGGAGGCCCGCATGGGGCGTTGCTGGAGGTGCAGCCGCCTATGCTGCAGGCGAGCGTGCCCAATCCGGCGGCGGCGGTGAGCCGCACCCAATCGGAGGGGAAGCTGATGGAGGTGGAACCGACCGCCATGACAGCTTCTGGATTTGTAGCCGACAGGGTCGGGACAAAGGAGACAAAGGCACCGCACGGAGCGCACGAGTTGCCGCCGTCGAAATCCTGCGCCAAAGAGTTTGCGGCGACGTTCCACAACGCGGTGAGCTGCTGCATGACGCGGGTGGTGGTCTGAAAATAGTTCTCCGCCGTGCAATCAGCGTTGGTGAACGCCTCCAGCGCGATGACTTCTGGTGCAAGATCCCCGCCCACGATGAGCCCGGTCATCTTGCGCCGGTTCCAATCGACCTGCGCATTGAAATTTTGGAAGAGCGACCAGCCGCGGAGGTTGCCGCTGCCGGTGCGGGAGACGCAGGCGAAGCCGGTGATCGTCGGGGTGGGAGCACACGGCGGGCAGTCGGCGGCGCCGCATTTCTGGCGGAATTTCATGGGTCGCGGACGAGAAAAACTTTGGTGATTTCGGTGTCGGTGTCGTCGCAGAAGGTGATTGCGAGCTCGCTGTAGGTGCTGAGGTCGATGCCGGCGGCGGCGGCGGGGGGGATGACGATGTCGAGCACGGACCCACCGGGGGCGCGAGCGAGGCGGGTGATGCCGGTATTACTTTCGCGGAGGAGGACGCGGAGGTTGCGCCACTCGTCGACGGCGGCGGCGAGTTCGTTGTAGGTTTCGGCGCTGAGCTCGACGGTGGTGCCGGGCGCGGCGAGGCGGAGGCGTTTCATTGCGCGACGACGTAGGGGGTGCGGACTTCCCAGATGTTGCCGAGGTAGGGCACGATGGAGCTTTCTTCCGCGACGAGTTCATCGCCGGCGGTGACGGCGGCGAGGTACTCGGTGAGGGTGGGATCGGTGACGGTGCCGGCAACGTAGGGGACTTCGTAGATGGGGAAGGTGTCGATGACGATTTTGAAGCGCGGCGTGATGGTGAGGCCGGTGGTGGGGTGCGCGGGGGTGGCGTTGAGGGAAAAGACGCGGGCGATGCGGGCTTTGACGGGTTTGGTGAGGGGGGGGCGGTAGGTGGCGCCGGCAAGTTCAGGGAACGGATACGTGATGATGTCGACGTCGTCGGGGACGCTGGAGGGGACGGTGGCATAGACGCGCTCGAAGAAGGTGTGCTCTTCGGTGCGGCGGTAGGGTTGCTCGTCGACGAGGTAGAAGCTGGGAAAGTCGGTGGTGTTGGGGTGCGCGGTATCGAGGGCGACGCGGCTGTAGCTGGTGTGGTTGATCCACCAGCGTTCGCGCAGCACCTTGGCCGTGGGAGCGCGCGGGATCGGGTATTCGATCGGATCGACGGTGAGGAGCTGCGCGGTGGTTAAGTTGGGAGTGGGCACGGTAGGAAGAACGCAAGATGCGGAACGGAAGAACGCGAGAACGCGAGACTCGGAGGCAGAAGAACGCGAGAACGCTAGACGCGCGAGGTGCGGGGGCGGCGGTCGGCCTGATCCTGGAGGAGGGAGCGGATCTGGGAGAGTTCGCCCTGCAGGGCGGCGGTGTGGGATTGCAACACGGTGCGGATCTGACCGCCGACGGCGGATCCGATATCGGCGGCGGATGCCGAGCGCGGGAGGGATTGAACGATGCCGCGAAGTTCGATGCGGGCCTGGGCGGCTTCACGCTGGGCCGTGTTGGGATTGTCGGCCCGCGCGCGAAAATCGTCGCTCAGCTCGCTGCTGCGTCTGAGGGCTTCGGCGTTGGAGCGGATGATGGGGGGCTGCGCGGTGTTTTGTGCGAGGGCCTGGGCGTTGGAACGGATGATGCCGTCGGACGGATCGGCCGAAGCGGACGGATCGGTGGCGGTGGGCGTGGGCGCGGCCTGCGGGGTGGCAGTGGCCTTTGGCGTGGCGGTGGCTTGCGGGGTGGCGAGGGCGCGGGCGGTTTCGGGGGCGGGGATGACGGTGGAGGGCTGGTCGAATTCGACGATCTCGGGGCCTTCTTCGCCGACGAGGAGGCGTTTTTTCGCGGGGGCGCGGCCGCCGCGGGCGCGGGGCTCGGGGGCGCCGACCGCGCCGAATTGGTTGAGGAGGGCGCTGATGGCGTCGGCGGCGCCCTGGAGTTGGTCGGCGAGAACGATGCCGGCTTCCTTGGCTTCGGCAAAAAGTTCTCTGGTGGGCTCCTTGAGGGCGGCGAGATTTTCCTCGGAGGGATTTTTCGCCAGGCGCTCGCCGGCCTTTTCGAGCGCGCTGACGAGTTTTTCGAAACGGGGATCCGCCTGCACGCGCGGGTCGGCCGCCAGTTGGCGCGCCTTGCGCACGGCGGATTCGCCGAAGTCCGAAGCCTGTGCTTTCAGCGCGTCGAGGTCGGCCTTGCGCTGCTCTTCGTGCGCCTTCTGCGCACGGTCGACGGCGCTTTTCGCCTGGCGGGTGGCAGCGGCGCGTCTGATCTTTTCCTGATCTCGCTTGAGTTCGTCGGCGGCTTGCTGGCGTTCGGCCGCGACGGCGATTTCTTCTTGGGCAGCGCGGGCCGCGGCATCGGCCGCTTTGCGGGCTGCGTCTTCAGCCGCGGCCGCCCGGTCCTTGGCGGTATCGGCGAAGGGTTTTTCGCGGGTGAGGGCGCGCTCACGTTCGGCGACGGCTCGGGGATCGGAGAGGTCGCGCAGTCGGCGTCGCTCTTCGGGAGTGAGGCGCTCGACGATGGTGCCGGTGGCGACTGATTCCGCCTGCTCCTGGAGGCGCAGGGCCTGGAGGCGCGGCAGTTCGGCGTTGTCGCGGCGGGCTTTCTCCGCGGCGGCTTTGGCGCGCTGAGCGGAATCGGTGGCGTCCAGATCCTGCCGCCGGGCCGCGGCGGCTTCGGTTTGAGCGGCTTCGGCGGCCGCGAGGACGGGCTCTCGCCTGGCGTCGATGGCGGCATTGCGGGCGGTGAATTTGTCCTGCGCGGCGGCAAGATCGCGGGCTTCGGGGGTAAGGCTGGGATCGAGATCTCGTTGCGCGGCGGCAGAGCCCAGCTGGGCGGCCCGGACGCGCGCCTGCAATGCAAGGATGTCGTTAAGCTTCGTGACAGTCGCGTCGGCTTCGCGGTTGATCTCTTTGAGTTCGGTTTTGAAGGCGTCGAGTTTTGCTTTACCAAGGTTCTCGGCCGCGGTTTTCGCCTCATCGAGAGTTAGCTTGGTCTCCTTGGTTTCTTTGCGCGTAAACGCGAGGAATGCGCCGATGGCCAGGCCAGCCGCGGCGACGGCCAAGCCGATGGCGCCAGTGCCTGCGGTAACGATGCCGATGACGCCGCGCACGGCGCCGGCGAGGCCGAAGATGGCCTGGGTGCCGCCCTGGCTGGCGCGTTCGAGGCTGGAGATGATCTGGGTGCCGGCGGCGCCGAATTTTGAGAGGTCGCGGAGTTCGACGTTGGTTTTGGCGGTGGCTGCGCCGAGAGCGACCATGGTGCCAGGGGCGGCGGTGCCACCCGCCATCGACGCGCGGAGGCCGGTGAGGGTCTGTTCGAGGGCGGCGGTCTCGCGGCCGGCGGCCTTTTCCTGGGTGATGACGTCTTCGAGGCCTTTGGCGTATTCGGCGGTCCAGGCCTGGGCGTTGCCTTGCTTGAGCGCGGCAAGGTGCGCCTCCATCGTGGCGGTCTCCTGGCCGGCAGCCTTTTGTTTGGCGATGACTTTCTCGAAGGCTTTCTCAACGGCGAGGGCGGCCGCGGTGGCGGTGTCGGCTTTGCCGACGAGTTCGATTTCAATGCGGCGTTTTTGGTCGGACATCAGAGTGGAATTGCCGATTGGCGATTGAGGATTTTCGATTGGCGGCCGCGCCTGGTGCGGCCGGGTAGCGGCGCAGCGCCCAAATCGGCAATTGGAAATTGGCAATCGGAAATCATGTCAGGCGGCCACCAGGGGGCGGAGTGCAGCATGAGGGCTTGCGTACGATCGGCGAGCGCGGGGTCGCGGAGGAAGCCGAGGGTGAGGCCGCGGTGGGTGCGCTCGCCCGGGCGCAGCGCCTGGTCGTGGGCGATGGCATAGGCGCCGTGATCGTGACTGCGGAGTTGCTCGGCGGCGCGGATGGCACCCCAACAGGCGGCGGCGTGCGGCGAGAGGGGATTGGTGTCGTGGAGGGCGATGATGGCGGTGTTTTCGCGCAGGAAGGCGGCGAGATCGGTGAGCGCGGGGGCGCCGTGATCGCCGTCGATGAGGACCATGGCCGCGGGGCGCAGGACGAAGCGGACGAGCTCCGGGCCCAGGGGGCGGCGGTGAATGGTAACCCGGCCTGCGGCCCGCGCGCAGACCTGGAACAGCTGGGGCCTGGGCCGCGGCTCGATGCAGTGGAGCTGCTCAACAAACCCGGCGCGGATGGCCTCAACGAAGGCGGCGGTGGAGGCGCCGCGGTGGGAGCCGATCTCGACGACAACGCGCGGCCGGGCCCAGGCACAGACGGCGAAGAGGACCTGCGCATGCCGGAGGTCGACGGCCCACTCGTGGGCGTAGAGGTGGGCGTAAGGCGCGGGATCGAATCGCGTAGAGGCGCCATGCGCCCACGCGACTTCGGGTCGGATGAGGGATGTGAGTTTCATGTTGTCGGTGGCGGCCTGCCGCGTGACGAGCGAAGCGAGTTTTACGCGGGGACGAGGACGCCGGGCCGGGGGTCGCGCTCGCCCCAGAGGCGCTGGAGTTTTTGCGGGCCACACCAGTGCTCGATGAAGGTGTCCGCTTGAGGCGGACGCACCCCGGCAGGGAAGTTGAAGGTGTCGGGGAGATGGGCGGCGCGGCCGGCCCCGGTCTGGGCGAGGCGGTGCCAGACGAGGGACCAGGCCCATTGCTCGAGGAGGTGGCGGGGTTCGTGGAGTTCGCCGGCGAGCAGGGCGGCGGCGATTTCGGTGAAGGCGGCGTGGTAGGCGAGCGCGAGGGCGGCGCGGACGGCGGGGCGGGCGTCGCCGAACCAGATGACGCCGGCGCAGCGCTTGAGGACGACGTGGAGCTCGGGGCGGGTGGGACAGTCGAAGAGCGGGTCGCGGATGGAGCCGAGGTTGATGGGCAGGCCGAGGACGGTGGTGGCCGGGAGGCTCGCGAGGAACGGGGCGGGGTCGCGGAGGAAGCGGGTGTCGAGATCGGTGTAGAGGAAGGGGCCGAGCTGCTGCGCGGCGGCACAGAGGAGGAGGCCTTTGAGGTCGAAGGGATGCGCGGGCGGCGGGCAGAGGGCAGAGGACAGAGGACGGAGGACGGACGACAGAAGACGGATCTGGCGGACCTCCGGGGCGGCCGGTGCGCTCGCATCGGAGAGGACGACGGGGGTGGCGGCGATGCCGGCGGCGCGGAGGCTGGCGAGCCAGGATTCGAGCATGCGGCGATGGGTGCCGTCGGGATCGGGGCCGAAGAGGAGGGTGGCGATCATGGGAAGAACGCGAGACTTGGAAGAACGCGAGATAGGGAGACTTCGGAATCCGAGTCTTGCCCGTCTTGCGTTCTTGGATGTCTCGCGTTCTTCGAAAGCGTTCTTCATGAGACTTCGCCGATGAGGAACATGTAATCCACGATGACGGTGGTTGGGGAGCCGGGGGCGAAGGCGCAGACGCAGGATTCGAGGACGGCATCGGCGACGCGGGTGGAGGTGTCGCCGGGGGCGCCACAGGTGAAGCTGAGCTGGCCGGTGTCGGGGAGGTCGTCGTAGTGCTCGAGGAGGAAGATGGCGGCGAGTTCGGCGGTGTCGAAGTAGCGTGGGACGGTGAGGGGGAAGCGCTTGGTGCGGTTGCCGCGGGCGAGCGGAGAGGAGCGGGCCGCCAGCCACGGGGCGATGGTATCGGTGATCTGGCGGCCGTCGACCTGGTCGGGCGCGGCGCCCTCGAGGCGGCCGGCGTCGACGAGGGTGATGGTGGCGTAGGTGACGGCTTTGAAGAACATCGGGCGATCGAGGAAGCGGTGGCGGCGCGGACGCAAGGTCCGGCCCTACACTAGGCGGCCCCCAGCCGCGGGCGGAGCGCGCGGCTGGGCTGATCGAGCCTACGGCCTATAGCTTACTGCTGATAGCTTCCCCCCTGGGTTAGCTGGAGACGTCGACGTCGGTGGTGAAGGTGAGGATACCGTCGACGTGGATCTGGACGGGGAGCTGGGCGAAGCCGTTGTGATCGTAGGTGATGGTGCCGCCGAAGTAGCAGGTGGCGAGGAAGTCGCCGGACATCATGGAGGCCACGCCCGCAGCGTCGTCGGCATCCTGGATCCAGAGGCGGGAGCTGGTGGATTTGATGTCGGCTTTGTTCAGGAACTGGGCGAGGACGCCGGAGCCCTTGGGCTCGTTGAAGGTGACGTTGAGGACGTCGTTGGCTCCGCCTTTGCGGACGGTGCGGTTGACGACGAGGGAGTTGTTGGCGTCGATGTCGATGTTCTTGAGGGGCTCCTGCTGGTTGCGGGTGTGGCCGACGATGACGCCGCGAAAGTTGGTGGCGACGGTGGCGATGGTGAGGCCGAGGATGAAGCGGCGGCCGGCGAGCGTCTTGGTCGGGTCGGCGGCGATGGTGGGCATCAAGGTGACGTAGGGCATGGCGGTGTATTTCTATTTTGGATTTTCGATTGACGATTTTGGATTGGCGGAAGGCTGAGAGCTGATTGCTGAGGGCTGAGGGCTATCGCAACACCGTCTTGAGTCGGAAGGTGAGCACATGCAGGATGTAGCCGCTTTCGTGCTTGGCGGTGTCGTAGCCGATGAGGGTGATGTCGTGCCGGTCGGCGGGGACGCGGACGGCGGTGATGACGCGCTGGACGAGGGCGAGGCCGGTGGGGGTGTGGGGCTTGACGGGACTTTCGGCGAGGTAGAGCTCGACTTCGACATCGGCGTCGGTGGCGCCGGTGTCGGAATTTTCCGCGAGGGGGATCTGGGGGAGGCCGATCTCGAGGCAGACGCCGGGGTCGCGCAGGCGGTCGGCGATGAGTTTTTTCGCGCCGGTGGTGGGGTCGTTGGCGTCGGCCAGGGGGTCGAAGACGAGGACGGAGCCGAGGGCGGCGAGCGCGGGGACGGCGGCAACGCGGGAGACGATGAGGGTCTGGATGGTGTCGAGCTGCAAAGGGAAGAACGCGAGAAAGTGAGAACGCGAGAGAGGAAGACGTTGCGAGGGCCTAGGCCGCGCCGCCGAAGGCGAGGGCGAACGCCTGGTCGTAGCGGTCGAGGTATTGCTGGGTGTCGGCGAGGGCTTCGACGATGGCGGTATTCACAATGTTGTTGCGGGCGTCGACGAGGTCGAGGCCCTCGGTGAAGCCGACGATGCGGAGGCCGCCGGGGATGACTTCGACGCCGCCGAGGGGATGGCCGGTGCGGTTGGCCACGAAGTGCTCGCCGAGGACGCTGTTGCTGGCGCGGCGGAACCAGAGGAAGGAGGCGGCGAGGACGCCGATGCCGCGGCCGCGGGCGCGGACTTCAGCGCCGACGATGATGCGCCAGAGGTTGGATCGATTGCGGCGGAGCTTGCGATCGAGCTTTTGCGCGTATTTGGAAAGGCCGCCCTGGCGGACTTTGGCGGCGTTGAGGCCGAGGAGAGTCTTGAGGAGTTGCGAGCGTTCGCTGGCGAATTTTTCGCGCAGGGAGGCGCGGACTTTGGTGCCGCGGCCCGCCTTGGTGCGGGCGGCGAGCTCGGCGAACGCGAGCTTGCTGCCGGTCTGGTTGCCCCCACCCCAGCGGACGGCGCGGAAGCCGCGATAGAGGCGGATGCCGAGGTCGCGGCCTTTGTGGGCGGTGACTTCGTCCATGGGCTTTTCGCGCAAGTCGGCGTAGCGGCGGAGGGCGCTGTTGAAGCGGGCCAGGTTGGATTTGATCTCCAGATTCACGGGGAGGCGGGAGGCTTTAGGCGGTAGGCCGAAGGCTCTGATATAGCTTAATGCCTATAGCTTATAGCCTATAGCCTATAATCAGGGGGTGCGGGGGATGGGATACGGGGTGAGGCCGCGGTCGACCTGGAGGCGTTCGAGGCTGAGCATGATCCACTGCGTCTGTTTGTCGGATACGGCAATGGTGACGGCGAGGGCCTGCGCGGTGTCGGCGGCCTGTTTCTGCACCTCGCGCATGTCGCGGCGGGTGGCCTCGGTGTCGATCCGGAGGCGGTCGAGATCGCCGCCCACGGAGGCGCGCCAGCCGGCAAAGGAGGCGACGAAGCCGATGATGAGGGCGGCGGCGCCCCAGGTGAGTTTTTCGACAGGGAGAGGCATGGGGATAGGGAAGAACGCGAGATAGGGAAGAACGCGAGAGGCAGAAGAACGCGAGAACGCGAGATTGGTGATTAGAGGCGGGGGAGCTGGATGTTTTCGAGGCGGCCGTCGCCGAAGACGCCCATGGCGGAGAGGAGCCAGAGGACGACGACTAGGACGACGAGCCAGTTGAGGATGGTCTTGATTTTGGCGTCCATCGGGACGAAGCGGTTGACGAGGAGGAGACAGACGCCGACGAAGATGAGGGTGAGGATGACGGAGAGGAGGGACATGGCGGAGGGGCGGTTTCGGCGACGGACTGGGAATCTTGGAATCGGGAATCGTGAAATCGAAAATCTTGAAATTTATCGGATCACTCTCCGGGTGAGGGCCGGGCGCCGACGGCGAGGCGGTTGGCGTCGGAGCGGGCCTTGAGTAGCGCCTGGGCGGCGATGGTGAGGTGCACGCTGCCCATGCGGCGCAGGCGCGCGACAAGTCGCTCGATGAGGAAGACGGCGCCGGAGGCGGCGGCGACGACAGCGGCGGAGCCAGGCACGAGCGCGGCGACGAGGCTGCCGAGGGTGTTGACGGTTTCGAGGATTTCGTCGGCGGTGACGGCGACGGAGAGGGATTTTGACGCGGGAGCGGTGGAGAGTGTTTTCACGGGAGGGAGTCGCGGGCCTGGGTGATCTGGGTGGTGATGCTGGTGATGACGGCGAGGGCGGCCTTGAGCAGGGCGCGCTGGCGGTTGCGCTCGGTTTCGGCGGCGGGATCGGCGGGATAGGACGGCGTCGCGACAGCGAGCGCGGCTTTCCACGCCTGGGCGGCGGTGTAGTAGGCGTCGCGGGCTTTGTAGGCGTCGCGGATCCACTCGTCTTTTCCGGCGCTGATGCGGTCGGCGATCGACCGGAAAGCGGGCCAGCGTGCGAGCGCGGTGCGATTGGCGAGCTCGTAGGCGACAAAGTCTTCGAGGGTGGTCTTGGCCTCGTCGATGGCGAGGTCGGCCTGCGCGGCGACGGGATCGGTGTAGACGCCGCCGGGCTCAAGGGTGAGCTGGCCTGGAGTGCAGCCGGATAGGAAGAACGCGAGAACGGCGAGAACGGGAAGAACGCGAGAGAGGGAGACAGGTGTTTGCATGGGAGAGGACGGAGGTTGTCAGTGAGCAGTATTCAGTAATCAGTAACGTAGTCAGGACTTCAGCGGCCCTGCATTACGCCGCCGACTTTCTGGTGGTTGGTGCGGCCGAAGTAGAAACCGGTGACGAGGTTGGCCACACCGAAAATGAAGACGACGGCCGCGAGTTGAAGCTCAGGTGACCCCAGTCGGCGGCCCCAGACGGAAAGAACGACGGCGACGATGAGCGAACTCCAGATGACGGAGAGCGCGACGCGCATCTGGGTGTTTTCCCAGATGAGGTTGACGGTGCGCTGGCCGGCGGTGCCGCGGTCTTCTTCTTCGGTGGAGGTGGGTGATGCGACCAGGAACCCGGCAGGCGTGACGACGGTGCCGCCCGTGGTTTTGGTGCTGGAGGTGCCTTGCTCTGTGACCAGGGACGGAGACGGCCCGGCTTTGGCGGCCGGGTCGACAAGTTCCGTGGGGACGATGGGGAGGTCGGACATTCAGCAGGGAGCAGACTCCGCGCGCACCGGGCACGAGCCCGGAGTGCGCGGGGTGGCGGATTATTCTTCGGCCGGGGTGTTGGCGGCGACGGCGGCGGCGAGCTCGGTGTTGGAGGCGGCGAGGGCGGCGAGTTCGGCGGTGATGGGCGCGAGCTCGGCGGCGGTGGCGCCGTTGGCGATCGCCTTGTCGACGGCGGCCTGGACGCGGGCGGCGATGCCGTTGATGAGAAGGACGGCGGAGGCGTCGACGGCGGTGTTGCGGGCGATTTCGGCGCGGAGGTTTTCGATGATGGGATTCATGAGACGGGTGTGTTTTTTGGGTTGGACGGAATCTGTGGTTGATTGGCGGCGACGGCCGCGGTGAGGGTGTCGGTGGAGTTTTTGAGGTCGGCGGTGAGCGGCGCGAGGTCGGCGGGCGGCGGGAGGGAGGAGATTTTGGTGAGGAGGGTACGGGCGAAGGCGCCGATGGCAGCCATGGAGCCGCAGATGGCGGTGATGTAGGGCCGCCACGCATCGGGGAAGAGCGTGGAGATGGTGCCGAGATCGTAGGAGAGCTGGGCGAGGCCCGTGAGCGCGAGGAGGACGATCGTCGCGTAGTCGACCCACTGGCGGAGGCTTTGACGGGTGATGTTCATGGGGAAGGGAAAGGAAGACGGGTAAGACGGGAGAGAACGCGAGAACGCGAGACTCGGATTACGGCAGTTGGTAGATCTCGAGCAGGGCGATGCCGGTGGTAGCGCCGACGCCGGTGAGGTGCACGGTGTAGACACCGGGCGGCAGGGTGATCAGGAGGGCCGCATCTTTGCTGCCGGCGGGCAAGACCACCGCCTGGACGGCCGCGGCGGCCGCGACGATGTCCGCGCCCGACCAGTTGTCGTTGGTCGCGCCGGCGACGCCGATGACTTCGATCCGGGGGTCCGTGAGCGGCGCGCTGATGCCATGGGCCGCCAGCGCAGGGCCGACACCCTGGATCAGCACGGTTGCCCCGCGACCGGGACCGACGACGAACCCGCCGATGAGGATGCCCGCGCCGGTCAGAACTTCGGCGCGCGCCGAGATGTTCAGAAGACGACTCGGCCGCGCGTCTCCAAGCGCAGAGGGGAGCGCGGGGAGCGAGTCGGCGGGATCGATCCGCAACTCGAGGACGTTGCTGTATCCGGTTTCTCCGGTGCTGTTTTTTGCCAACATGCGGTAGCGGAGGTCAACCGCCACCGGAGCGGTGGCGTCGGTGTAGGTGCGGGTGCCCATGAGGGCGCGGGCAGGGCCAATCGAGGGGATGGTCGCGACGCGGATCCACAGGCCGGTGCCGATCTGGCGCTCGAGGATGAAGCCATCTTCGTTGCCGGAGTTGTCCTGCCATTGCAGGGGCAGGTCGGCGGCGGAGGCGGGCGGAGTTAACCACAGAGGCACAGAGGCACAAAGGAGGATCAGGAGGGATTTCATGCGGCGGATTTTTGTTGGGCGCGGATCGCTTCGACGTGCTGGCGAAGATGCGGGTGTTCTTCGATCGCTCGGTGGAGCAGGTTGTGAGATGCGCCGACGGCGCGGCCGGCGGCGGATAGCGATGCGGAAGGGTGAGTAGCCAGCCAGCGCAGGGCGCGGTGCGCGAGGGTGGTGGCGGCGGCATTACGCACGCGGTAGCGATCGGCCAGACCGGTGCGATGCACCCACAGGTAGAGGGTCGGCTGAAGCACCCCATGCGCCCGGCAGAACCGCGCAAACGAGATTTCGGGCGTGCGCTCCCACGTTTCGAACAACTCGAGGTAGCGGGCGTAGCGTTCCGCGCGCGGGGGCCATTTAGGTCGCACGCGACGGACCTCGCGCGAGGTCGCGAGTGCCGCCGCGTATCTCGCGGGCTGATTGCGCCGCGCCCAGGCCTGGCACGACCAGATCGGCACGCTGTGCTGTCGGCAGTGGTGCGAACAAGACCAGGAGGGACGGCGCTCCCAATCCGCGAGGACGGCGCGGTAGAGCGGCGCGCGCGGCGACCGCTCGCGTTCATCGAGCGATTCGTAGCTGCGCAGCTCGCGGCGCGGCGCAAAGGCGGCGGCGGAGCGGGCGCGTTCGGTGGCGGTGGCGACCATGTTTACTCCGGCTCGCCGTCGATCAGCGGCATGAGGGTAGCGAGGTCCTCGGGTGCCAGCTTGTTTTTCCCGATCTTGAGGAGCTTGGCATCAAACCGCAGAAGGTTTTCGATCTCCGTCTCGGTGGCCAGCATGTCATTTATCGCAAGGTTGGCCAAGCGGAGTTCCTCGGTTACTGTGGCTTTTTCAGCGGGCGTCGCTGGTTCCGGAGGATTGTCGGAATATTTTCCACCAGAAATCTTTAAGATGACCTGCTTGCGTGTCTCCTGAAAGGTTTCCCACTCGCGCTTCAGAAGTACGAGGTTTTTGGCCGCGTTCCAGATGGTCTTGGTCGCCACCTCGTCACCTTTACCAAGTGCGGTGTGGGCGTTGATCAGCGGGAAAATTGCGGAGAGCTTGAGTTTCATGGAGAGTCAGAGCGCGCTGCGGATGATCGCGACGTGGGAATCGAGGCCCTTGGCGAGGCCGGTCTGCTTGTTGGGGAGTTCTTTCATGGTGCAGGCGTTTCGAGCAGGATCTCCTTCGCGTCGGCCAGCCCGTCCAGCGACTCGATGCGCGTCTGGATCTGTGGAGCGGCGGCGACCAGTTCGGCGAGCGACAGGTCGATCGGCTTGAGGTCGTAGCGTTTGCTGAGGACGGTACCGTTCTGCCGCGTCTGTTCGACGCGATGGCAGCGGGCACTGACGAGGATGCCGTTGTCGTCGAATTCGCACTCGACGCGGTAGTTAAACCGCTTGCGGCGGATTTTGATGAGGTCGGCGGAGTCGATGTTGCGGGCCATGGGGGGTGTAGTTTGAGTATGGTTACGACTTGATGCAGACCTTGTAGGCGGTCCCGTTGATATTGATCGGAATGGTTCTGTCGCTCACGACCGTTTCGGTCGTCACGGTCTGGTCCCAGCGCATCGCACCCACGACCCAGAGCGCGTGACTGCGCGTGAGGGTTTGATTCGTGCCCGCGATCGGCGCACCCGCGATGTAGACATTGGCCGCGTCGGTCGTGGTAACGCTGGCGTTCGTCGCGGCTAGGGTCGGGGCGGCGAAGCTGGAGAAGACGGCGGAGGCTGCGGTGCCAGATGTAGCGGTGGAAGAGTCGGTGATTGCCGTTCCGCCGAGGCCAAATTTAGCACCTGACACACCCCACGCGGCCAGTGATCTCGTGGAGGTAGCGCCTGTTATATATTGGTTCCCGTTGAGCGCCAGTGCCCACACTAGGCCACCCGAATAAATACTTCCACTAGCCCCCACGCCCCCCGCGACCACCAGCGCGCCGGTCGTGGTCGAGCTGCTGCCCTCCGTCGAAGCAATCGTGCAGCGGCCCGTGGAACTGATCGTGAGCCGCGTCATCAGCACGCTCGGGGCCGCATCCGTAGCCGTCTGAAAAAGTATATTCGTGGGCACCCGCGTCGCCGCGATCGTGCCCTCAGTGCCGAAGATGATCCCGGCCATCTCCAGATAATTGCTGCCGTCGTAGCCGCTTGCGACCAGACGACCAAGATTGTCGCCGGATACGATCACCGTCGGTGCTGCCAGCGTGCCGCGCGACTTGCGCATGTGCAGCCGCGCCCCGTCCGTGCCGTCGTTGTGCTGCGACGACATGATGCCGCGCGGGCTGGTCGTCAGCGCAGACGCGACGTGAAAAGCTGTGGCCAGCGCGCTCACACCCGTGCCGATGCCAACTGCCGTGAACACCGGGCTGTCGCCCGTGCCCACGCCCAGCGCGGTGCGCTGGTCGGCCTGATTAAGCCAAGTAACCGTATTGTCTGCGTTCGCGCGCAGGAAGGCGACGGCGCCCGGGTTGGCCGAATTGGCCACCGCCGCGCCGATCGTCGTGACGCCGAAGAATTGCGTGATCGGGTTGGCGACGAGGGCGTCGCCGCTTCCGCTACCAGTACCCGCCCCGATCGCGGCGCGGAAATCCGCCCCGGCGAGCGCGCTTACAGTATTGTCTGCGTTGATACGGAGGAACGTGACCGCCCCCGGATTGGCCAGGCCGAGCAGCGCGAGGCCCGCGGTGGTCGCGGCGGAGGTGTTGATCTTGCCCGCGAGCGCGTTGGTGACGGTGGTGGCGAAGGCGGCGTCGTTGCCCAGGGCGGCGGCGAGCTCGTTGAGGGTGTCAAGCGCAGCCGGCGAACTGGCGATGAGCGCAGTGAGCTCTGCGCGGACAAAGGCCGTGGTGGCGAGCTGGGTGGTGTTGGTGGCCGCGGCGGCGGTGGGCGCGGCGGGGACGCCGGTGAAGGTGGGGGAGGCGAGCGGGGCCTTGAGGTCGAGGGCGGTCTGTTGCGCGGTGGATACGGGCTTGGCGGTGTCGGCGGTGTTGTCGACGGAGCCGAGGGCGAGGTCGGCGGCGGTGACGGTAACGTTGGCGCTGAGGGCGTGGCCGTTGACGGTGCGCGTGGTCGGCACGTAGCCGCTGAGATCCTGGTCGCTCAGGGCGTAGGGGAGGCTGGCCCAGGCGGTGACGCCGTCGCCAATTTTGAATTTGCGCGGGGCCTCGAGCTCGACGCCAAATTCGCCGGAGGCGAGGACGGGGTTGGTGGAGGTCCAGTTGGCTGCGGAGTCGCGGCGGAATTGAATGCGGGTGGCCATGGTTCAGGCGGCGGCGCCACCGCCGTCGAGGGATTGGACGGTTTCGTAGATCGAACTGGCTGTGCCGCCGTCGATGATGTCCTGCGTATCCGGCACGACACCCGGGGAGGCGAAGCCGGGGAGCGCGATGGTGCAGGGCGCGGCGGAGACGACGCGGTAGATGCCGGGGAGGTCGGCGTGTTCGAGGGCGATGACGAGCCAGGCGCGGCCGGCGGTGGGCAGGGTGAAGGTGAGGTCGGCGGCGGTGAATTCGACGGTGGCATGCTGGCCGGTGCGGCCGAGCCAGGCGGCGACAAGGAGGGCATCGTCGAGGGCGGTGACGGGATCGGGCGCGGCGAGGGGCACGGCATCCTGGGCGGGGGCTCCCCCACCCGTGGCCTGGGCTTTGAGCTCGACGGCGACGCGCAGGAGCGAGGAGACGTCGGCCAGGACGCCGCGCTGGTAGAAGGCCAGGCGCAGCGTGGTGGGCACGCCGAGGAAGAAGGTGGGGTGAGCGAAGCGGCCAACGTCGAGCGGGACGGCCGAGGGGTGGTCGAGATCGATCCGGAGCCAGATTTCGTGCGTGGTGGCGACGGTGCTCATGGGCGGAGATTTTTGATTTCCGATTGAGGATTTTCGATTGGCGGCGCGGAGCGCCGGGTAGCGGAGCCAGCGGCGCCCCAATCGGCAATTGGCAATTGGCAATCGGCAATCATGTCATGCGGTGAGCACGATTTCGGTGAGGCCGTTGGGCACGTCATCCAGGCGTTGGATACGCCGGATGCGGCCGCGGTTGGTGAGCTCGTGGCCGGCGGTGAGGCCGGCGGGCACGGTGGGCGTGGGCACGGTGAGGGCGAAGAGGCGGTCGGAGCTGCCGGCGAGGCGGGGATCGTCGGGCTGCAGGGCGGTGCACGGTCCTTTGAGCGTGGCGGCAACGACGGCGCCCTGCCCCGCGAAGACGAAGTCGCCGAAGGCGCCGCCGACGTAGTCGGTGATGCCGGCGAATTGTTCGGCGATGAGGGCGGAGTCCATGAGAGGATTTTCGATTGGCGATTGAGGATTGCCGATTGAGCAGAACCGGAAAAGTAAACGGGCGCCGGAGCGGTCACTCGCGGAGGCGAGCCGACGCGCCCCGGCGCCCGAGTTTTGGCGAGGAGGAAGGAAACCGAACCGAATCGAAATCAGGTCAAGATCTTGAGCTTGGCCGACACGGCGGTGTTGTCGCCGGTGGTGGCACTCATGGCGTAGACGGCGCGCACATACCGGCGCGTGGCGTTCGGGAGCGGGACTTTGCGGCTCGCGGCGGCGGCCCCGACGCCACCAGCCCCGGTGATGACGAGCGTGGAGAGGCCGGCGATGGCCGCGAAGCTGGAGTTGTCGGCACTGTCGTGGAGGGCGACGGTGATGGTCTGGCCGTCCGCCAGAGCCGCGGTGGCGGGGACCGACACCTCGAGCTGGATGGCTTCGGGCAGGTTGGCGGCGGTGACGGCCTCGAGATCGATCGAGGTGCCGTTGCCGGTGGTGTTCTGCGCGGGGAGCGCGGTGGTGACGGTGAGCTTGGCGTCCTGGCGGGTGCGATTCATTTTTCGTTTCCTGGTTGCAGGGAGGTGGGAGGAGGTGGTGCCGCGCCGCGGCTTATTCGATCGCATCGGTGTTGAGGATGGAGTCGGTGGCGATGATCGGGACGCCCTCGTATTCGGTGGGCATGACGGCGAGGGCCGGCTGGTTGACGCGCACGGAACCGCTGCCGAAGAGCGTGACGGTGCGGGTGAGCTGCAGCTGGCGGCGCGAGCGCCGGCTCATGAAGATCGCGTCGGGCACGACGCCGGCGGGGAAGGTCTCCAGGAGGGCGCCCAGGAGCGCGTCGGTGAGGCCCTTGCCGGTCTCGGCGGTGAGGTTGAGGATGCGGCGGGCGCAGTTTTCGTTGCCGAGCTGCAGGCCGATCCAGCCCGTGAGGCCGTTGACGTAGGCCGTGAACTGCTTGGTGGCGTCGGCCTCGTCGGCGACGGCCTGGGTGCGCCACTCGCCGAGCTCGAGCGGGGTGGTGCCGTTGCCGGGGACGAGGATGGCGTCCTTCATGCCGAAGACGACGGCGTAGACGGAGCTGGCGGTGAGGGCGGCGGCGCCGGTGGCGTCGATGGTGAGCGCATCGCCGTTGGCCGTGACTCCGCCTTTCGGCAGAAAGGCCTTCAGGCCGGGGAAGCCCAGGACGTCGCCGCCCGCGCCGGCCACGTTGCCGTAGAAGATCTGCGTGCCGACCTTGCGTAGGGCAGCCTTGGCGACACCGGAGGCTTCGATGGCCTGCCAGGCGGGGGCGCCATCTTCGAACGCGTCGGCCACGGCTTTGTCGGCCTTGATCTGCGCGTCGATGATGAAGCACTCGACGAGCTGCTTCTTGAAGGTGGATTTGCTGGGCGTGACGCCGGTGTTGGCGGCCCGGAAGCCCACGGTGGGCAGGCCGGTGCGCACGCCGGTGGTGTAGGTCGTGCCGCGGATGGGCGGGCGCATGGGGAACACTTCCATTTCCGGGGTGAAGCGGAGGTTTTCCTCAATGAGGCCGACGCTGGCGTCGTTGCCGTTGAGCTTGGCGATGTCGAGCAGGTTGACGGAGGGCATGGGGAGTGAAAAAAGTTGGGAGGTGAGATGCGGAAGGGAGCGGGCGGATGCCTCAGTTGTTGGCGAAGTTGGCGGGGTTCTTCGGGTCGGCGCGGAACGCCGCGATCACCCGGTTGAGGCCGTAGGGCGCGGTGGTGGCGGCCGCGGTCTGCGTGGCGCCACCGGCGCCGCCCGCGGCGCCGAGATCGAGGGGCGCGGCGCGGCCGGAGGCCTGGAAGGCGGCGAGTTTCTTTTCGGCGGCGACGCGCGCGGTCTTTTCCGCGGCGAGATCGGTCTGTGCCGTGGTCAGCGCGGCGGCGTCTTCGGCCTGGAGCTTCGCCGCGATCGCTTCGACGGTGAGCTTGCTGTCGGCGGCGAAGTGGGCCAGGGCGCGGCTGAGGCGCGGCTTGTCGGCGCTGAACGCCTTCGTGAGCGCGCCGAAGGTCGCCTCTTCGGCATCGGGTGACGCGGCCGCGGCGGCGGTGTCTTCCGCGGTGAGGTTGGCTTCGATCTTTTCGACGGACTGTTCGGGATCGGCGGCGAAGAAACCGAGGGCGCGCGCGAAACGCTTCGCGTCGGCACCGAATCTGGCTTTGAGGTCGGAGAGCTTGCTCATGTGAGGATCATCGGACGAGGGTGAGGTGGCGCTGGGCGCCGTGGTGATACTATTGCCCGCGCGAACAAAACCGGCCGCGGATGCGCGCCCGAAACCGGCGGCGTTTTTGCGCCGCGCGGCGACCATGCCGGCGGCGCGCGCGACCGCGGCCTCGAGCTGGCCGACCTCGTCGACAAAACCCGCGGGCGCGTTTTCCACGACCCAGGCGGCGCCGGTGAAGCCGCCGTCGGCGATCGCGGGGCGCGCGGCGCGCACGGCGGCGATGAAGGTGTCGTTGATCGAGCCGAGTTCGGCGGTGAGCTTCGACTTCACTTCCTTGCCGAGCGGCTCGAACGGATTGCCTTCGCCCTTTTCGGTGGAGGCGGGCGCGGTGAGCAGCGTGATCTTGATGCCGGACTGTTGCAGCATCACGGAAAGGTCCGCGTGGATCAGCATCGTGCCGATCGAGCCGATGAACGCCGCGGGCGAGGCGACGATGGCGTGCGCCTGCGAGCCGATCCAGTAGGCCGCGCTGGCCATGAGCCCGTCGGCGAAGGCGACGACGGGTTTCTGCGCGGCGATCTCGCGCACGACGGCGGCGAGGCGCGGCGTGCCGTCGACCGTGCCACCGGGCGAGTCGATGGCCAGGACGATGGCCGCGATGTCGGGCCGCTCGGCGGCGGCGCGCAGCGCGCGCTCATAGTCGTCCATGCCGAGCGCGTAATAGCGGGCGCGCTTGGTGAGGGCGCCGCGGATCGGGATGACGGCGATGGCGCCGGGCCCGGCGTCGGCGCCCAACCCGGGACCGGCGACGAGCACCGGCGCCAGCAGCGCGGCGACGGCGGCTTCGCGCTCCTGCAGGCTGAAGGCACAGGGCGCACCGCGCGCCGCGTAGAGATCGGGGAGCTGCTCGGGCGTGATCGCCCAGTGGGCGGGAAAGGGATCGGCGGGATTCATGCGGCTTTCTTTTTGTCGCGGCCTTTTTTGTCCTGGTCGTCATCCTTTTCCTGGTCGTCGTCCTGGGCGTCGTCATCCTCCTGGTCGTCGTCCTGGGCGTCGTCATCGTCCTCCGCGTCTTCGTGCATATTCTCGGGCGCGAGGGCGGCGGAGGGCAGCCGTGGCGCCGGCGCTTCGCCGGGCAGCTGGCCCTTGAGCAGGAAGCCGAGCGGCACCTTGATGGCGGCGTGATCGCCGTCGGCCGGGAGTTCGCCGGCCGCGACCTGCAGCTGGATCCAGAGCTGGCGGCGCGCGGTGAAAACCTCCTCGGCGAACTGGCCGTTTTCCGCCCAGATGTCGCCGAGGGAACATTCGCCACTCTCCAGGCGCCGGACGTTGGCCTGCGCGGCTTTTTCATCGTCGAGCACGGCGGCGCGCTTCCAGCCCCACTGGATCAGCTCGTCCTCAGTCGGCTGATACAGGGCGCCCGCCGGCACGGCCGTCTCCGCCGAGGGCGGCGCGCTCGGCAGCTCGTCGAGATCGTGCGCGAGCTGGATGCGCCAGCCGTGCAGCGGCTCGAGGAAGGCGCGCTCGAGAAATTCGCAGATGCGCGCGCGCCGCGCCTTCCACTGCAGGCCGAGGCCCTTGAAGCCGGAATAGTTCACGTCGCCGAGCCCGCTGAACCAGAGCTCGACCGGCAGGCCGACCGGCGTGGCGATGGCGTGGAGCATGAGCATGATGAGCTCCTTGTAGTCCGTCGCCTTGTAGTCGTTGACGAGCTGGTGGAGTTTCTCGCCGGGCTTCAGGAAAATGAACGTGCCGGGCGCGAGCTCGATCTTGAGCGGGCGGTGGTCGGTCGGCGTCCGGTCCGCCGGCGAGTCGGCGGTCTCGCCCGTCGTGGTCGCCTCGGCGTCGACCGGGAGATCGGCCGCGTTGTTCTGCAGCCAGTCCTCGACGCCCTCGGTCTCGATCGCGCCGGTGATGGAGGTCACGTCTTTGATCTGCTTCGTCTTGGCCTGCGTGATCTCGTAAAGGGAACGCGCGGTCTTCGCGCTGGCCAGGAGCCAGGGGAGGCCGCGGCCCATGAGCACGCGCTTGCGGCTGTAGACGTGGATCACCTGGTCGGCACGCACGAGCTCGGCGTCGGTGCCGGTGATCTCGATGGATCCCCAGCGGGAGAGCCGGCCGAACCGGAAGGCCACGGGGCGGCCCGTCGCGTCGCGCACGATGCCGTTGACCTCGCGCTCGCCGAAGCGCGAGGTGCCGCCGGGCGAGCCGCAGAACTCCGAGGCGATCAACTGCAGCGTGCCGCCGGCGAGCTTGACGAGAAAAAGTTCGCCGGCGAGCAACAGCTCCACCGCAAGGATCTCTTCGACGGTCGCGAGCGCGGCGCCGTCGAAGGTACACTCCTTCGCCCAGCGATACCAGAGGGCCTCCTTGAGCAGGTTGTAGCGGCGGTCGCCCGTGCGGCTGCGCAGCGCGCTGCAGCCGATCGCCTCCGGCCATTTCTCGACGAGGCCGCAGAGATACGGGTTGTTGTAGACCTCCTGGCGGAAACGCGCGGTCACGATCCGGCGCGTCGCGCCGTTGAACAGGAAATCCTCGAAGCCGCCGGACGCGGGCGCCTGCCAGTCGACGTCGCGCCCCGAGGCCGCAGCGTCGTAGTAGCTCGCGCCGAGGCCGGTGACGGCGGCGGCCGCGACGATCAGCCGGCGGGACTCCCCGGAGTTCGGGGACGGCGCGCGGCGAGCCACGGTGGTACGGAGGCCGGCGGGAGTCATGCGACGCGGGTCTGCGTGTGCGCCAGCGCGGTCGGAAAGCCGGCGCCGGCGGCCCGCGCCTCGAGGCGGCGGACTTCGGCGGCGAGGCGGACCTCGCGGGCCTCGAGTTTTTCAAAGGCCACCTGGGTCACGGCGGCGCCGGTGAGGTTGAACGATTCGCCGTTGACGGTGGAGCGCGCGAGCGCGGTCCGCACGGCGGCAAGCTCGGTGCGCTTGCGCAGCAGGCGTTCGGCAATCGTCTCGGCTCCGGTGGCAGTGGGCATCCACCAGTTGCCCGCGGAAACAAAACGGGCGTCAGGTCTTCGCCACTTCCGCCACCGTACGCGCCCCGCCGGCCGCGCGGTCTTTCTGCCGCTGCTTCGCCGACCGCCGCAACCACAGCGCCCGGAACAGCGCCAGGATGTAGACCTCACAGTCCCACGCGTGGTTGGCGCCGGTGCGCGCGACAAACTCATCGTCGGGCAGGCTCTTCTGGCGGCGCGCGCGCGGCTGGCGTTTTTCGTCGAGGATCTCTTTTTTGTATTCCGCGTATTCCTCGATCTCGCGCGGATCCTCGCCGACCGCGAGCCGCTCCAGCGCGGTCGGCAGCCGGCACAGCCACCAGTTCTTCACCTCGCCGCTGCGCTTCGCCTCGAGCTCGCACTTGAAATCATACGTCGAGATGATTAGGCGGAGCGCGTAGTGCTGCGCGCCGGCGCCCTTGCCGCCGAGGAAAACATTCTCGCGGTCGAGCTTCACGCCCTCGTCGGTGAACTCCTGACCATCGGCCAGCATCCAGCCGCGGCCGCGGCGCGCGTAGACCTGCTCGCGCACCTCCTGGCGGCGATCCTCGAAGTTGATGTCGACGATCGCGTGCCAGTGGCCGCCGAGGGCGCGATAGTCTTTCTCGACCGTATCCAGATCCTTCCACGTCGGCCGCCAGCCGAAATCGACGAGATACGACTGCCCGTTCCACGCGAGCGCGCGCAGCACGAAACGCAGCCGGTCGCGCTGCACGTCGACGCCCATGATCAACAGGTCGGGCTTGAATCCCGCCGGCAGTTCGCCGCGCAGATAGTCGGCCTCGAGGTGCGCGAGCTTCTTCACGTTCACCGACTCGATCGTGCGGCGCCACACCTCGCCCATGTCGGAGTTCCAGAAATCCTGCCGGTCCATCAGGAAACCGGTGAGCCGCGACGAGAGGAACTTCACCGCGAGGTTGCCGAGCCGGCGCGAGTCGTTGCGGCCATACAGCCCATTCAGGCAGTACGAGCGATAACCCGGCGCCGCGCGCTTCGAGCCCCGCCACTCCGCGCGCGGATCCTCGACGGCCGCCAGCCGCGCGGCGTCATCCCACGGCGCGCCGGGGCACGCGGCATTCGCGCAGCGGTAGCGCGCCGAGGCCTTCACGCGGTCGAGATCCCACGACCCATCCGGCAGCTTTGCCGCCGGATCCCACTTCACGCCGTGGCGCGAACTCTCGTCGCCCCACTCCAGCGCCTGCATGTGCCCACAGTGCGGGCACGGCACAAACCACCGGCGCTTGTCCCCTTTCTCGACTTCCTTCCAGAACAGATTCGCCTCCGTGCGCGGCGTGCTCGAGAAGAGATGCTTTCGCGTGTCCCCATACTGCTCGGTGCGGTGGCGCACCAGCTCCAGGATCGCGGCCTCGTCATCCGTCTCGAGTTTCCACTTCGCACCCTCGTTGCCGAACACGCATTCGGCCGTGTCACCCGCGACCTGCTTGTCGGAGTTCGCCCCGTAGCCGTTGAGCGCCGCACCCGGGAATAGGATCTCTGTATTCGTAATGTGGTGGCGGTCACGCGGCAGGCGCTTCGCGAGGATCGGGTTCGCCTCCACCAGCGGGCGGATCTGCTTTTTGAAGATCGACCGCACCTTTGGCACCGTCGAATCCAGCCACATCGCCGGCCCTGGCCGGCCGGCAATCTTGAACGCCACCGCCATGCGCAGCAGGAAGGTTTTTCCCTCCTGCGTCGGCCCCGAGAAAAGAATATCGACGACCCCGAGTTCCGCCAGGCAGTTCAGAATCTCGCGCATCCAGCGCCGCAACCGCACCGGGCCCGGCGACCGCTCATGCTGCCCCGCCGGCAGCCGGATGTATTTCTCCACCCACTCCGCCGGCGCCAGCCGCTCCGGCACGCGGAAGAACCCGCGCACAAACCGGGCGAACAAATTGTCGCCACCGATCACGCCACCTGCTTTTCCGCCGTCGCGTGCGTGATCGCGGCATTCGCATTCTGGATCTGCCGGTAAAGTTCATCGACCGCCGCGTTGATCGCGGCCGTGCCCACCTCGGGGCGCTCGGGATTCGCGAGCGCCCCGACCCGCACCCCGAAATCATCGAGCAGCTGCTGCAGCAGCCCGAGCTCGCGCCCCACGATGTCCGACGCGCGGTCGAGCGGAATCATGTTGGTCGCGCTCTCCTGCAGCTCGAGGAATCGCTTGCGCAGTTCCGCGCAGCGCCGCGCCGCGACTTCCCAGTTATCGAGCGCCTGGCGGATCCGGTATTGATCACCCGTTGCGCACGCGCGCCGATACAGGCCGATCTGGATCTTCACCACCTCCTCCGCCTGCTCGATCACCCAGCCGTCGAAGTCCTCGGTTTCGACGAGAAACTTCGCCGTATCCACCGTTTCCTCGCCCCCCGCTCCTTCCTCAAATTTTCCAGTGTCCGCGCCGTCCGGCGGCCGCGTCTCCACCCGCCCTGGTCGCGCCGGCGCATGGATCGCGCGCCAGGCGTCCGCCTCCGCGAACCGCGCCGCCTGCTCGGCGCCGCGATCCTCAAACGCCGGCAGCTGCGGACCCGCCTTGCGGGTCCGCAGGCCTCGAATGTAAGCCGTCGAGGTATGCCAGTGGTCGGCTAACGCTTTGGTCGGAATCGCGGGCACCTACTTATGCCCGCGCGAACAAAACCGCGTAACTTCTCCGTAAGCACGAAACGAAAAACCGCCTCACGAACGCACCGCGGCCCTTGGCGGAACCTTCGCACGGGAATCCCCCGGGAAGGACCCGCCCGGGATCGGGAGCTTCATTTGGTTTCGGTGCTCGCCGGCGAACATCCGTCTCCAATGGCCGACGTGATGATCGAAGCACTGTTGCGTCAGGCCCATCGACCGCGCAAACTCCTTTTCGTTGCGCTCCTGAAAGCCCTCTCGGTTGCAGACCCACGCAAGGGCGAGGAATCGCACGAAGCCAGCGCGATAGCGTCGCAGGCCGCCGTTGTTCGTGGCCGCGGGAACGCACGCTTGCATCGCGGCGCGGATAGCGCTGATCGCGCCAGGCACGCGCAGGTCTTCGGCGAAGGGCCTCTGATCCTCGATGTGCGCGTGGTCGAACGGCACCTTGTTGTCCCACCAGCCGGTGGCCTTGCGCCGCATGCCTCTCATCGCTTCACCTCGCCCCCACCGCGGCCCAGTTGGCGACCGATGCGGATCTCGCCGGGCCGGACTTCGGCGCGAAAGCTGGCGCCGTCACGCTTGACCCAGGTGGCGAAGCCCTGGCTTGTATCCCGAGCGACCGATTGATCGGTGTGCACGAGCTTGAGCACCTGATTGATCTCACCCGCAGCCGCTTCGCCGGAAGGGAGCGACGTATCGGCCCGAGGTTGAGTTATATTCCTTTCCCGCTTTGAATCCGATTCTGCCCCGGATGATTCGGATGGGTTTTCCGAACAAGTCCCTACAGCTTCATGCGTGTGCGCCTGCGCACACATAATGTAGTTATCGAGAAAATCCATCCGTAACGTCCGGGATTGGTAAATTTCTGCGGACGCAGCCGAAACCGACTTGGCAAAACCCATCCGAAGCGTCCGGGTTTCAACGCTGGCCTTGCCTGTCTTACCAGTGTTGCCCTGACGGAGCCTGTCATTGTCCTTCGCCCTCGGCCCTTCCCAATTCGATTTAGCCGCGCTGTTCAGCTTGTGATTGAGTTCCTTTGCCGACCATGCCGGGGCGCAACGGCCGTTGTATTCGTCGAGCAGTTTCGCCGCGTCCTCGCGATTGAGCTCGAAAAAATGCAGCAGCACGCGCGCGACGTTGAAGGTCGCCCCATGGCCGTTCTGACCGGCGACAGCGTCCGGCATCTTCGCGATGTAGGCCCGCGCCCGGTCAATAGCGGTCTTCACCAGTGCCCCCCGTTGCGGCGCTCACCACCAGCTCGGGCTCGGCCTTGATGAGTCGCAGGCCCTTGTATCCACGCTGCTGTTTTGGTTTCCCGTCTTCGGCGGCCCCGCGCTTAATATCGTTGCGCGGCGTCATGTGCCAAAACTCCGAGACCGCGTCCGGCATCGCATTCATCGCGCGTTTGAACGTTTCGGCCCGCCAACCTTTGTCATCGCAGTAAAGCACGTAGGCTTCGCAAAGCTCGTGGATAGTGAGAGTGTCGCCCGCCTCAGAACGTTCGACAGCGTGGCTAATGAAATGCCGCACGCTGTCGGACTCGGCCAGGAGAGAGTCGATTTCCTCCTGTTGCACGGCCGACAGGATGTAGTCGCCGTGGGACTGCTTTTGCTCGAGCACACGCCGCGCGCCGGCGAGCATCCAGTTTAGGATGCCGGAGGCCTCGGACGAAAAAAGAATGGACTGGAAATCGTCGATGCGCTTGGCGGGCTTGGGAAGACAGTAGTGGATGGGCAACATACGACGACGGAACGCATCGGCGTCGCCCTCGAGTTTTATCAGTAGTCGGGAGTTGCACGTGATCGCGATGTGGAAGTCGCCCGTGATCTGGATGGCCGCCCCACCCTGTTTGCGCTCGGCGGAGAGCGGATCTCCGCCCACGAGGGCCTTGAGCACGTGGGCCCCATCCTGTTGCAGGAAATCGCCGTTGACGTCTGGCGCGATGAGGAGCGACTTGCCCACGTAAAAAAACATCTCGAAGCGTTCCTCGAGGTGCTTGGTGCGCAGTTGCGTGCAGTTTGCTTCTCCGATCATTTTTCGCATCAGTCCGACAAAGGTCGATTTGCCGCCGCCCGAGGTGCCGTAGAGCAACACGAAACGCTGCAGCACATTGGGTCCGAGGAGCAGCGATCCGGCCCAACGTTGCAGCAGATCAGCCCGCTCCGCGGACAATACGGACTGCCCCACAAGAGCACTGATGAATTGCGCGCACGTCGCCGCGGCGTCGAAGTCGACCGGCACCTGGTTGCGTGAATAGTGCTTCGGACCGAACGGATGGATTTTTAGTTCGCCGCCGCGAAGATCGAGCATGCAGTTCCGGAGATGAATGAGTCCCGCTTCGCGCCGGAACGCGTCCCTTTTTTCTACGCGGCCACGCAGGATCTGCACGCAGCCCCGAAGGAAAGAACTGCTTCGCATCGTGATCAGCTGCGGGATCTTTTCGGCGTCGGAGATCGTCTTGATGTCATCCTCAATCGCAGTCTGGATCGTGTCATCGCTGGTTTTGATCCAGAGGCCGCGTGCTGCCTCGTAGAGGTAAAAAGCCGCCTCGTCCGGCTCGAAGAGCACGTGATGCTCCATCGAATACTTGGCCGCGAAGTAAGGTTGGTTGATCGAGATCGCGCCCTTCTCGCTGATCATCCACCCCGGGCCCACTCGGGCCACGAGCTGCTCCGCTGGCGTCGGCATCCAGGGGAGCGACAGACCAGCCGGCCACACGATGTCGGCAAACGCGAGATTCACCGGCGTCGGCGATTCGCTGATGCGCTGATAGCGCCCACCCGTGTCGGGGTGGACTCCATAGACGACGGTTTGTCCGCCATCGGTGCGCCACTCGCCCCACTTCACCTTTGACGGCGTGCCGTCCGGTAACGCGTCGAAAATATGCTTCACCCCGGCGACGTAGGCGTCCGCTTCCACCCACAGCCAGAAATTGCAGCCTCGCCGGCCACGCGTGCGCAGCGTGCGGCCGAGCCGTGGATTCAGGGCGAGAAATGCGTCGACGACGTCGTCGCGGTCGACGTCGATTGAGGCCAGCACGTAGCGCGCGCCGGTGAGCGGCACCTCCATCGCACTCGGCCGGCCCAAGATCACACCAAGATTACCGCCCTCGCGCCGCACCCGATCCAGTTCCGAGCCATACGTGCCGCGGCGATACGTTTCTCTCTCCTTCGACCCCTCTATCGGCTTCGACCAGACCAACGGCAGATCGCGATTCTGAGTCTGCTCGAACGTGAGCTTCTGCCAGTCGTCGAAGAGCGGCTTTTTCATCCCGAGCCAGATTGGGACCAGCACCGGGCGGCCGCCGAGGGCGGTCAAAATTGAAGACACCGGATCCGTAGGGGGTCCGGTGTCAGGAGAGATTGGGGTTTGGTCCACGAGACTTGTAGTGGTTTCTTGGGTGCATCAGCCGGTGCGGTGAGCCTCAGGCGATTGACTCTTTGCCGCGGCCGGAAACGGCACGACCACGCCCACGCGGCGATCGAGCGGACTTTGCACGGACGCGATTTCCTTCGGGGCGCAGTGCGTATAAATCTCAGTGGTATCCAGGTGCGCATGCCCGAGAAGTTTCTGCACCTTCGGGAGCGGCGTGCCGGCGTCCACCAGATGGGTCGCGAAACTGTGCCGGAGCGTGTGCACCTTCACGCGCTTGTCGATCCGCGCGCGCGCGGCCGCGGCCTTCAGGACCTTACCGAAACCGTCTTCGTGCACGTGATGCCGGCGCACGATGCCCGTATCTGGATCACGGGACAGGCCGCGCGCGGGGAAGAGCCAGAACCACGGCCACTCTGATCCGGCGCGTGGATACTTCACCTCCAGCCCGTTGGGCACAAACACCGGCGGTCGACGCTCGGCCTGGTCATGCTCCCACAGCCCGCGCACCCGCTCGATGTGCCGGGCCAGCGCCGGCACCAGCGATCGCGGAAGAATGGTCGTGCGGTCCTTGTCGCCTTTCCCGCCGATCACGAACACGGCGCACGACTCAATGTCGACATGCTGGATCCGCAGCCGCATCACCTCCATCAAGCGCAACCCGGAACCGTAGCACAGACGCGCGATGGTTTCCCAGGTGCCGTCGAGTTGCGCGAGCAGCCGGTCGGTTTCGTTCTCGGTGAGCCAGACCGGCAGCCGTTTGGGCACCTTGGCGCGGGCCCACTTCCCCAGCTCGCCCAGCGGCTTTCTCTTGCAGGCGTCGTGCCAGAAAAGCAGGGCACAGAGTCGTTGATTCTGCGTCGATGCGCTGCGCTTTTGCGCGACCGCATCAAGATGGGCCCGGACCTTCTCCTCGTTGGTGGCCCCCCAGAGGTCGCGCCGGGTCAGCAACCAGGCCCGGTAGGCGAGGATGCCATCGCGATACGCCTTCTGGGTATTGCAGGCGAGACGGCGCACGCGACCAGCAGCGCGAACTTTTTCCCACACCTCAGCAGCAATGTCGGGTTTGTCCATGTTATGCAGAAAACTTTCCGCCTAATCCCTGTTGGGCCTGCCCTCGGCCGTGGCGTTTTCGTCAGAAGTCATCTGAGAGATCCTCATCAGGCTCACCGGTCAGCCATGACTCTAGTGAGCAAGTGTTGGGGTAGAATAGATCGCAGTTCTTGCACTT